AAGGTGCTCGATCGCTTGCGCAGCATGAATTATTGGCAACGAATCATGGTGATGGATTGGTTAAAAGATTGGTACGAGCATCTCGAGGAGGCTTCTGAATGACTTGCGGATTCTACAACAACTTTGACTGGGTTACCAGAGACATCACGATTGAGTGGTTGTTTGGTCATCAGGACTTCGATGGTGTTCATCGACCAGCAGGACCATGGTGGGACTGTATCAATTGCGGCGATCTATTCTATTCCACTACTTTGTGCACGTGCGATGACTGCAATCCGTTCAGTGGCTACTGCAGGAGTTGCTAAGATGTGCGTTAAGTGTGAAGCATGCAATCAGACGTACTTTTGCAAACACAATCAACGTCTTACAACTGGTGAAGTTGTACGTTGTGAATACAACTTCCTTTGGGTTCAAACTTGTATGCTCTGTGATCAGCCCAAGTAGGGGATCATTGTGATAGCAAGTTGAACAGTTTCAAAGCCACCGACGAGCCCGAGAGTAAGAAAGGACACAAGCACGTTAAGACGTACCAGTCCTTCCAAGTTGGATTCTTTCTCTGCACGTCGCTCTTCACGTGTCATAAGCCACTGTGCAAAGCGTTCGGTCTTGGTTGGTAGTTTTGTTTCTTCAATTGGTGTTTCTTCTGACATTTTAATTCCTCAATTAGATTTGTGCGCCCATTCGGATCGCAGAGATTTCGTACTCAAACATCTCCTTGGTAAAGACTGGACCAGATGCTGCACCTTTTCTTTCGATGCGTTCTGCTGTTTGTTCACCGGCAAATTGACCAACAACTTGACCAAGTTGTGCGCCAAGTTCAATTGCACGTAGAAGTGGGTGGCCTTCAATACCGCGGTACAGACCAACTAAACCCATGTTCAATCAACGTCCGGTTCTTGTTGCAGCTGATACGAACGTAGAAGTCGCATCATGTATTCATGATCTGATTCTTCCTTAGCAATGGCTTGCAGAATGTGACGACATCCGCTTAGGTCTATTCGATTAGCAGTCATGGGAGTTCCCGGGATTAGTGCGCGGTAAGAATAGACTCGATCGCTTGCTGTTGGTTTCATAGAACCAAGTTGATTGTCGCTGTTCAAAGTTGCACCGGCATAAGTTCCAGTATCGACGTGGATAGAAAATGCCTGAACACGTGCAAAGATAGTTTCATCAAAACTTAAGTTCGTAGGTGATCCAGAAAAGTTTGCATAAAGAAGAAAGTTGACAACTTCAGTTGGGGTCAACGGTGAACTTGTCATAATGTCCATCACTGTAACTGCATCTCCAACAGCGACGTTGAATAGTTGTGGGTTCAGGAGTTCTTGAGTTCCTGCAGCTTGAAAGAACAATGTCTTTTCTTCCATGGACATTCCTGCCAAATCAAAATAGGTCGATGACACAAAGGTGCCACCTACTGCTTCCCAACCATTGCTCAGTGAAGGGTCAAGATTCCATGTACCCGGAGGGGCTTGGTTGATTGAAAGAAAACCATGTTCTTTGGTTAGGGTCTTCACTTCTTAGCCCCCTTCTTAGATCGCTTCCAACTCTTAGCTGCTTTCTTGAAGCGAGCTTGATGAGTCATACGCGGATGAGCCTTCTTCAGACGTGCGAGTTCCTTCTTCATGTATTTGTTATACGCGGATGGTGCTCGCTTGACAGTCTTGACAGCCTTCTTGACTGCAGCCTTTCCTGCCTTCTTTGCTGTAGATCGTGCTTCTTGCTTTGCACTTTCAACAAACAGCGCCTTGAGTTCTTCAAGGGTTCCTTCGACTTTTACCAGGAGAACCACCTCAGTTATCGGCGGCTGTTGACTGGATTGCGATGGCCATGAAGTCCTTTGCACCGAGGGTGACAATGGAAGCGTTGACTCGGACAGTGACGTTGACGGCTTTGTTTGAAGCAAGCACAGAAGTTCGTCCTGTAACGTACAATTGATCGTTTACAACATATCGCCCGTCATCGCTGCCCTTTCCAAAGTTGTCCGGGTATAGATCGGTTGAGTTGATGAGGTATCCGTCTGCATCGTAATCAAGACGTCCCGACGCAACCATTGCTCGGTCGTTGGCAAACACCAGTCCGCCACGGTTCAAGTCAGTTAGTTGGATGTTGACGCCGCCTCCACCGCCAAGGGTGGTTGAAATGGTTTCTCCTGCAGTAGTTCCCTGAAAGATGAAGTCAACAGAGTGAACCTGAAGTGCTTGACGATCTCCAACATCAACGTAACTGCCAAGGTCAATTGTTGCAAAAGTGTCTGTACCAGCTGCGCTAATTGTCACTCGTTCGGTTAGGGTAAACATGCTTGTCTTTTTTGTAGCCATTCTTAATCATCTCTTTTGGGTGTCCGGGGGTTGTTTCTGTGCAGGATGTACCAGACCGGTTCCCCCGGACAACGCAAGTACCCCACATGCAGCACTTAATCTTCTCTACCGGTGACAAAGGATCGACGATTTGCTTACCACCCTCGCTTCGCTCCCCCGACCTCCACCCCTTAGCGTATAGCCCCCGCTATATTATTCTGCTCACCCCTTTTTTCAGAACGGACTTAGGGATAATATTATTATTAGTGACTACTTCGGGCAACTATGGGGAACCAGTACAGCATAACGGTGAGCGATGAGACGGATAAAATCCTGCGAGACATGAAAGAACAAGGTTACAAGATGTCGCAGATTGTAGATGCGGCGGTGTCAACCATGGGCAAACATGGATGTGCCAGAGTAATTCGTGATCGTCGAGCAGTTGAAGCACTCAAGAAGGCGGCGGAACAATGACCAAAGAAGCAAAACAAGTACGCAAGGTGCTCGATCGCTTGCGCAGCATGAATTATTGGCAACGAATCATGGTGATGGATTGGTTAAAAGATTGGTACGAGCATCTCGAGGAGGCTTCTGAA